ATTTGACCTCATCTTTTGGCCAATCCAAAATGTCTACCATAAAGTGAAACATGTCTTCTTTATTCTTTGTTTTAAAATAGGCTTTAACTGTTTTGTTACTTATGATATAAGGTTCTACACCAGTCTTTCTAAAACAAATCTCTTCAGCTACTCCTGCAAATTTGGCTAGAAGTTTAAGTGTCTTAACGTTTAGACCAGAATACACGTCCTCTATCACTACATGAGATGGTCTGTACATATCAACTATGTCTTCTAACTCTTGTCTAAAAAAAGTTAATCTTTCTGCAGTACTGTATTTAGGTTTAGTTTTAATAAGACCGTAGTCTCTCACACCGTTGGCGCCAAATACATAAGACCAACCAGTGGATGAAGCAGATATATCTAAACTTAATACTCTAAGTAACATTTATATCTCCTTTAATACTTTTATTTGTTCTTCCGTAAGATCATCGGGGTTAGGAAGACTCAGTCTCAACTTGACAATTAAATCACCGTTTGGACCGCCGTTTACTCCCTCCCCAGCAGCACCGTGTATACCCTGAACTTGGCCATCCCTACTGCCTTTTTCTATATGAACCACAAACTCTCTATTATCTATAAGAACTCTTCCTTTACCTTTACATATTTCACACGGCTCAACCGCTTTCTCTCCCATACCATTGCATTTAGGGCATGTTGTAACAGTTTGCATGTGTATACCTCTATCACTTCTAACCTCCACACGAGAACCAGCACCATCACATTCATCACATTTCTCAAGCTTAGTTGCTCCTAAACCATTACATTCTGTACAGGCGTCCTCATAAGACAATTTAAATTTGACATCACCGCCAAATATAGCGATACCAAGTGGTACATCTAACATGTATTTTAGATCTCGTCCCTTTCTAGGTGCGTGTATATCAGGTCTTTTCGGTCTTGGGCGGGCAAACGGACCAGGCCCTCCATGTCTAAAGAAATTACCAAATATATCACCAAATGGATTAGGGTTATCATACGCAGATCTACTATCTTGGTCTTTAAGAACCGAATAGGCCTCAGAAATTTTTTTGAACTGTTCTTCATCACCACCCTTATCGGGGTGATGCTCCATAGAAAGTTTTCTATAGGCCTTCTTTATCTCATCTTGGGTAGCGTCCCGATTGACACCTAATGTTTCGTAGTGGTTAGTCAACTGCTAATACCTCCCATTCAAATTGACATTTAGGATCATTGCACCGCCATTTCTTATCAGCGATCTCAAACGCGATAGCACCACATTTAATACATCTATGAACCAACTCACCCATAACTGGTCCTGTGAGTACCTCATTGGTACTAATTGAAGTAAATGCCTCAAAGAAGTCATCATCAGATTTCGCAAATACTACATCATCATCAAAATCTGCCATAGATACGACATTATCACCTACTACTTTCCAAGTTATATGGCAATCTTTACATATATGATACTGTACTTCCAGATCGTCATCACAATGTGGGCATGGAAAAGTTTCTACAAAATACATGTCTGTGCTTTCATCAGAATTACATTTAATACACTTCATAATACACCTCTTAGCTTGTTGGTAACATTGTTAATACTTGTCCTATAATATCTACCTTGCCTTTCTTAAACTTCAAGGCTATAGGAGCAAATAATTGGTTAGCTTCTAATGATGGGTATTTCTTAGTAGCAAAAAGTATCTTAGAAATGGCTGGTATATACATAACCCCACTTCTACCATCATATAAATTGAACTCCCCCTCTTCTTCACTAAAAAAATCAGGGTCTACATCATGATAACTACCTTTTCTCGGAACAGTTATTACAAATTCTTCTTCGGACACCTCAAACTTGTAATTTCTTGCTGGTAATAAAACCATAGTAGGTGTTCCTATTTGTGCATTATCTTCATTAATCGGCATAAAATCCTCCTTAATCTTCAACTACAAAATTATCCACTAAAACTTCGGTCCAATATTTTCTATCGTGGCCACCACAATGTCTGCACCTACCATCGTAATGTTGTTCCTCAATATGGCCATGAATTTTAACAAATTTGTCCTTATCTACTAAACTCATCGCATCTGCTAAAGTGCCAAACGCTGCTATCTTTACATACTGAGGATTAGTTCCTGGATTAGGCGAGGGAATAGCTAATCTAGCACTAAGTTTATTACTATTGTACTGACCAATTGTTTTAACATTAACTTTAGTCAGTCTACCTTTTAATATTACAAAATTTTCTCCGTTCATTATATATACCCTCTCAAATATTCATGGACTGTTTCCTTATCTAAATCAGAAGGATCCAATCCTTTACCATCCTCATCAACCTCAGTTATTAATTCAAATGATATATTCATTTTATTTTTTAATTCATTATATATTTTAAAAGTACCTGTCACTCCAGCTTTATCATTGTCTAAGAATAGAACTACACCGCGCACAGCATGTCTGTATAATAAGTGAATTTGTCCTGGTGTTAGCTCTGAACCCATACATGCTACTACATTATGTATACCATAATCATATAGTCGCCAGACACCTTTAAACCCCTCAACTACTATCAATGGTAGTTTCTCTGTGTATTTCTTAGCGTTGTGTAAATTATACAGCACCGTATCTTTTGAGAAATCTTTAGTTAAAATATACTTGAAATCATCATCTGGTGCATCTAGCCTTATATCTCTCATACTACAGGCCATTAACTTACCATCCTCACCCCTTATAGGAACGATGTCTCTTAGAAACCCATGAGAATCAACGTATCCGCCAGCTATTTCAAAGTGATCTAATGTTTTATTTGAAAATCCAAACTCATTAAAATAAGTAGAACGAGTTGGTTTGAATTGTTCCAATGTTTTCTCATCAGTCCATCTAGATTTAGACTTCTTATCTAAATAATTTGTCTTAAATACTTCTCGTTCGCGCCTCTGTTTAAGCTCCACATAAGTGGGGTGGTCAACTTGTCCCACTAAGCTGGATAGATATTCCACTGCCTCACTAAAGGTACAACTACGAGAAGACTTTATTAAACCAATTATATCTTTACCATTCATATCATGACAATGGTGGGTGAAACACACCCATGATCTGGTTGTTTTATTGAATCTGAACGCCGTTGTATTGTCCCCACCATGTATGGCACAAGTTCCACGTAATTCCTTGGGGGTTTCTCTAGTGATAGTAAAACCTAAAGACTCCAAGAGATAACGAGGATCCACCATATCCTTGAGGATTTGTACTTTTTGTCTAAATTCCTGCCAACGTTTCTCTTTTTCAAGATAAGAGTTCATTTTCATAGCCTTCTGCGCTGTCTGCATTTACAACCTCTCCAGTGAAATCATTAAAAAATTGTCTGTCTGCTGGTACTTCTGAGATTTTTATGTGTTTCTTCCAAAAATTGAAGCCAATTCCATGATCATTGGTACTTCCACCCCTACGAGTGTCTTTTATTACCAGTTTATGTGTACCTACGTTTTTAAAGTCTCCGCCCTCTTCAAGTTCTTCTTTAGTTCGTGTCTGCCAGAACGCTACAATATCCCCGTAACGTGCGATTCTATCACTATCAGCAACATCTCCGCTTCTATTTAACTGAACAGCAGTCAATGCGGGTATATCTAACTCACCAGCCAAATCTTTCAGCTTACTTGTGACATCTCCCAGTATCTGGTATTCTTTGCGCTGGCGATCTACACTTGAGCTATCAGGTTCTTTTAAATAATCAAAGATAATTAGACCGATATTCTCTTTTATCTTGTATTTCTTGTATAGTGCTACTAATCTATCAACAGAATACCCAGGCATATACTCATGATATAATTTACCTCTTTCAATTATTTTAGTAGCAGCTGTTATTTTATTATATTGTTCATCTGTATACCCACCATGCTTTACAACACGCTCTTCTACATCAGACATGAGCGCTATAGCTCTATCTCGCCATTCATTAAACGTCATCTCTGTATCAATGTATAAAACAGGTAGATTTCTCATGGATTTATATGCTACTTGACAAGCTATATTGGTGAGCAAAGCACTTTTTCCCATTTTTTTTCGGGCAGCTACAATAAGGAGTGTGCCTGGAACCATACCGTCTATTTGTTTATCCAATATTGGATAACAAGTGGGTATTCCTGACATTTGTATGACATTATTTCGTCTGGATTCAATTAATTCAACTAAACCATCTGCTAAATTTCTTGGTTCGTCTACCGCTTTACCAGCTAGTGTCATATCAAAAATGTTTGTTTCCACTGCACTTATTAAATCTATACTACTATCACCCTCTTTAGCATTATCTACTACACGAGTGATGTTTTCTGACAAAACAGAATGGAGTTTGTGTTTTCTACTGGCTTCCATAACATTATTAAAATAAATTTCAAAATTACTTTTGGACAAATCCATGTTGCTTATTGATTGCACATAATCAATACCATCAATGGAGCCTAAAACCCCTTCAGCATCGGCTTTGGTTGTTATCATAGCTACATCAAACTTTTCTGCGCCTTTATTAGCCAACATACCCATTATACTAAAGATCAATCTATGTTGTGGGTATAAAAAATCATTTGTTTCAAGCCTTGCGCATATAGAATAGTAGTTATTTATATCATCTATGGCGTAATATAGTAAAGCTCGTTCATCATTAGGTGAACAAAAAACATCTTCCGTCATGTTATCGCCTCTCCATTCTGGTTGCGTACAACTCATTCTCTCGTCTGGTTAATTCACGTTTAAATGTGGCTATTAATTCTGATATGACCTTATCCATACCCTCTACAGCCATAAGCTCTTCTTTTTTCTTCATCAATTTATCTTGAAGTTTAGCTAGATGGGGGACCATATTTATGATATAACTTACAGCGTCTTTTTTAGTCTTGAAATCTTTCGTATCAACATTGAGCATATTAACAGCTACACCATTCTCTATAGTTGCAGATATTCTATAAATTTCTGCCTTCAAATCATTCACCTGTGCTCTAAAATACACTAAATATTGTGCTGTGGCTACCATATATTGGCTAATAATCCTTCCATCTAAATCTGGAATTGTACGAGGATTTAATTTCCAAATCTCATCCATTATACTTTCGTTATATGTCACACTCTTAAAAGATAATACACCTTTCTGCATTTGTCAACCCCTATTAAGAAATTTCTTCATCAATACCTTTGTCTTCTTCTACCATGTACATACCAGTACAGAAGTAATCAAAGTTAAAATTACCATGTTCATCTCTAAATTTATACCAATCAGATCTCATACCTAATTGTTTACATAACAGAGATAAATTACAATATTTTGGGTCGCCAGTCTTCGTACCATCATCAAGTGGGCACCAATCTGGGCAATCTTTTTCATGCTTTCTATCCATAATAACCTTCTTTTTCAGTCAACGCTTTATTTATTTTATCATAAACTAAGTCAATAGTTATATCTTCATCGTAATTTATTCTTATTAGATCCAACCAATCGGATTCCTGAACATAAGCTATTTTTAAGTTGTCACGTTTCTTAGATTCTAGAAATTGTTCCTTACTACCATGGAAATGCTTAACGTATTTACCATGTTGTTCCCCCTGAACTTCAACAAATATACCGAAGTCCGGCAAGAAGAAATCAAAAAACAATCTAGTGCCTTTGAAATTAATATAATGTTCTTTTTGTATCCTATTATGAGGAAACAACTCTTTCAATATGTCATATACTTTATTAGCTATTTTGCTCATAGATTTCTTTTAACCCCACTTGATCTATAACTAGATTACGTATCTTAGTGTACACATCTTCGTTCTCTTTAAGGTAAGATACAGCGTTAATTTCACCCTGAGCTATGTTTTTACCATCATATTTGAACCAAGAACCTGATTTATCTACGATACCTAAACTAGTGGCTAAATCCAATATCTCCCAATGTTGATCATACCCTTTAGTATAAATAAGTCTCATAGATGCTTTCTTAAAAGGTATAGATAACTTGTTTTTAGCAACCTCGAACTCACATTTATGTCCGATAGGCTCATCAGTTGTGTCATCTTTTATAATACGGGATTTAGCTTCCGGCCCTCTGACTTTTACACGACCAGTGGTATAAAATCCAAGGGCTTCTCCACCAGATGTGGTCTCTGGATTACCATATCCACCTACTTTCATCCTCAATTGGTTAATAAAAATCACCAATGTACCTGTTTCGTTAGCTATAGGCACAAGTCTCCTTGTAGCTTTACTCATTAGACGTGCTAACAGGGCTATACTATCTTTATCTATATCGGCATCAGCTTCTGCTCTTGGAATGAGTGCTGAGACGGAATCAACAACTGCTACACTATACGCACCAGATCTAACTAGTTTTTCCAAAATATCTAAGTTGGATTCGCCATCATACCCCTGAATCAAATCTAATTTATCTGTATCTACACCGTAGGATTTATATAAACCAGGATCCACCGCATGTTCTGCGTCTATATAACAACACTTCATGCCTCGTTTCTGTGCTTCCACAATAGCATGAACCGCCAGTGTAGACTTACCACTACTATTGGGGCCTGATATCTCATAAATCCTGCCCAATGCCCAGCCGCCATTACCTAAAGCCAAATCTAAACTTATCGAACCTGTGCTTACTGTTAATACCTCTATATCTGGATGATCACTTAATTTAGACATTACCGCGCCATATTTCTTAGCAATCGCTTTCTTTATCACCGCCAAATTAGCAGCTTCTTTTGTCATTTTCTTATCTACTGTTTTCTTTTTAGCCATCCTTTTCCTCCATATGCTCTAAAATTTTCCCTAAATCACCAAAACTACGCTCTTCTATCGGTGCTTTCTCTAGATCTTTTTGTCTCTTTTCCTCACTTAGATCTTCTAACTCTGACACTAATTTACTATTCATTATTTGTAGAGCTTTATCTGTTATCCAACCAACATTTCCTTGACCAAGCACGCCAAAATCTCTTATTGGGTACTTCAATTTGAATTCTTTTTCATACGCAAACAATGTATGTATGATTTCTCCACACTCATTAAGTGCGACCTCTTTGTTAGCCCCATTAAGCATCCTTGACTCATACATTTGTTTAGCCAAACGTAAATCTTTCTTAATATTTGTATGGTTGCGCATAGTTTCTGGATACTTATGATGCAATAACCCATAAAACATCATGATAAGGTCTTTCGAACTCTTTATTTTGAAATCAAAATTTATAGGTTCGGCAACACTATAACCATGGCTAACTAACAACTTCTCGCACAACACTAGTAACCTATCAAGCGGAGTACCAAACATATTTGGTTCCGAGACTTTGTGTATATCAACTATAAGTTCATCTAAATCAGTCATTTATCTTCCCATAATAGGCATAACAATAGCTTTTTGATTCTCAAATTTATAAGAATCAAGAATCAACGCTGTCTTCGAATCAGTGAATTTAAAAACGATTTGATCATCTTTTATGGGATCTATGGATTGTGCCATTTTCTTGCAGTCTACATCAAACTTGAAGTCTACATTGTCTTCAAGGTTCTTATCCTCGATCATAATAGATGCTTCTGGAGTTGATAAAGAAACTTTGCCTCCACTTAAATCTATAGAAATTCTGTTATGATCATCTGGGGGAACTAAATCATAAAAAGATTGTAATCCTGTCAA